AGCTCGACCCGCCCGCGACGCCGCCGGCCCCGGCGGTCGTCGCGGCTGCGGCGTCTGACGCGCCGACCGACCTGCTCGAGATCCTCGACCCGATCCCCGCGGTCGAGACGATCGAGAACCCGTTCGGCCTGAGTCCGCGCGAGCTCCTCTTTGTCGAAGCCTTCCTCGGCGCCGCCCACTTCCGCGCCGCGAAAGCCTACGAGCTCGCCGGCTACAAAACGACCGGCGCCGCCTCGCGCGCCAACGCCAGTCGCATGCTGACCCGTGACCGCGTCGCGGCGGCGATTGCGCAGGCGATGGCGGCGCGTGTCCACGCGCTGCGCATCATGGACGGCGACGAGGCGCTCGAGGGGATCTCGAACCTGGGCCGGGTCGACATCCGGCAACTGTTCCCGCCCGACAGCCGGATCGCGAAACTGCCGGCCGAAGTCGCCGACGCCATCAAGTCGGTCACCCCGAACAAATACGGGATGCGCATCGAGCTCTACGACAAGTTGCATGCGCGCGAGCTCATGGCGAAAGTCGCCGGCCGGCTGAAAGACACGGTCAAGGTCGAGCACTCGCTCGAAGACATCATGGCGTTGTCGCATCGGCTCGGCGAACCCGGAGCCGCCGCGTGACATGGCGCACCCTGATCCTCGCGGTGGTGCTCGGTAGCACGGTGGACAGCTCGCTCCTGATTGCCGCGTCGAATGCGCGCCGGTGGCGTGAACATCCCGAGCAGTTCGTCGTCGAGCAATTCGGCGTCGAGCCGGACCCGTGGCAACTCGAGGCGCTGCGTGCGTTCGCCGACCCGAGCAAGCAGCGGATTAGCTTGCAGGCGTGCGTGGGACCCGGCAAGACGTCGTGCTTGGCCTGGTGCGGGTGGTCGTTTCTCGCCTGCTACGGCGACCGCGGCGAGCATCCGAAGGGCGCCGCGTTCTCGATCACCTGGGACAATCTGAAAGACAACCTCTGGCCGGAGCTCGCCAAGTGGCAGCAACGCTCCGAGTATCTGCGCACCGCGTTCACCTGGACGAAAGAGCAGATTTTCGCGAACCATCACCCGGAAACCTGGTTTCTGTCAGCCCGCTCGTGGCCGAAGACCGCCAGCCCGGAGGATCTCGGCAAAACCCTGTCGGGCCTCCACTCGCAATACGTGCTCGTCCTCGGGGACGAGTCGGGCGCGATTCCCGCCGCCGTGTTGCGCGCCGCCGACCAGGTGCTCGCGACCGGGCCGGTCTTCGGCAAGATCGTGCAGGCCGGGAACCCGAACTCGCTCGACGGCATGCTCTACGCGGCGGCGACGACCCTGCGCGACCAGTGGACGGTGATTCGCATTACCGGCGACCCGGACGATCCGCGCGCCTGGGTCCATGCGCCGCGGGTCGGGCCGGCGCCGGCGTCGTGGGCGCGGGAACAGATCGCGAGCTACGGCCGCGAGAACCCCTGGGTGATGTCGCAGATCCTCGGGCAGTTCCCGCCGGCGAGTATCAACAGCCTATTCGCGGTCGACGACGTCGAGCGCGCGATGACACGGCACTTGTCGGTCGACACCTACCAGTGGGCGCAGAAGCGCATCGGGATCGACACGAGCCGCTACGGCGATGACCCGACGGTGCTGTTTCCGCGGCAGGGGCTCGTCGCGTTCAAACCGAAAGTCATGCGGCACGCGCGGCGCGACGCGGTCTCGACCGACATCGCCGCGGCGGTGATGGCTGGCAAGACCTCCTGGGGCAGCGAGTTGGAACTCTTCGACGGCACCGGCGGGTGGTCGGCCGGGGCGCTCGACGTGTTGCGGGCTGGCGGGGTCGATCCGGTCGATGTGCAGTTTCACGCGCCGGCAACCGATCGGCGCTACAAGAATCGCCGCGCCGAGATGTATTTCGCGCTGGCGAAGTGGGTGCCGCGGGGTGCGCTCCCGCGGGTGCCGGAACTGGTGCGCGAACTGACCGAGCAGACCTTCACCTACGTCCACGGACAGTTTCTGATGGAAGACAAGGACCAGATTCGGAAGCGCCTCGGGCGCTCGCCAAACTACAGCGACGCGTTGGCGTTGACCTTCGGCTTGCCTGATCTGCCCGCCGGGACGCGGCTGAGTGTGTCGAGCGACGTCCCCACAGAAGGAGACGACCCGTGGCGTTGGATCGCGAAGTGACCCTCACGGCGCGCGACCGCGCGATTGCGCTCGTGGTGCGGCTGCTCGACGGCGAGACCCTCGGCCAGATGCGCCACGACGACGTCGCCGACGTGGTCGATGCGCTGATCGAGGCGGCCCGTGCGCCGGAGTCGGCGCATACCCGGGCCCTTGCGCGCGAGCTCGGTCCTGATGAGGCCGGCGCCGCGCTGCGCGTCGCGAGCGAGCGCGTGAGGGACCGCCTGTGATCGTCCGCGCCGCGACGCCGGCCGACCGCGACCTGATCACGGCGATGGCGCTGCGCTTCCACGCCTCGACGCCCTACGCGTCGCTGTTGGCGGTGGACCCGATCCGGATCGGCCTCCTCTTCGACCTCGCGACGGCGCAAGGCGTGGTGCTGGTCGCGGAGAACGTCGAGGCACTCGACATCCTCGGCTTTCTCGGGCTGGTCGTGCTCGAGCACCCGCTCAGTGGCGACCGCTACGCCGAAGAGGTCGCCTGGTGGGTCGAGCCGGCCTATCGCAGCGGCACGCTCGGTCCCAAACTCCTGCGCGAAGCGGAAGCCTGGTGTCGGCGCGCCGGCTGTGTGTTCCTGAAGATGGCGGCGCCGGCCGGGACCACGGTGGGCCTCTTCTACGAGCGGCAGGGCTACGCGGCGGTCGAAACCGCGTTTCTGAAACGAGTCGCCGCATGAGCCAGACCCGCAAGCAAGTCGCCACGCGCGAGCTGCACGCGTTGCAGTTGCGCGCCGCGGAACTCTTCGCGGCGGCGGATTTGGCGCGCCAGCACGCCGACGCGCTCGTCGCCGATTTGCAGCAAGTGTCCGTGTGCGACGCCTGCGGCCTGGTCGCGGACGTCGACGTCTTTGACGGACGCCACGTCCTCACGCGGCTCGAGACGTCAGACGGCTGGCTCCTCGGCCTCTGCTGCGGGCGGGTGACGCGTGCGTCCGGCGTCGAGGCGGGGGCCTGATGGCCTGGTTCGGCTCGGCCAAGTCGATCACGAAAGGCGCCAGCCCGCTCGCGCCGGCCCCGGTCGCGCCGGCGACGCTGCTCGGGGCGCTCATGCCGCCAGACGCCGCGCTCGCCCGGTCGAACGCCACCGCCGAGGCACTCAAAGCCGCCGCCCGCGCGAAGAAACGCGCCGCCGCCGGCGGGTCGACGCTCCTCACGCAGGTCACCGGCGCGGCGACGCCGGCCGCCGTCCTCGCGCCGCGGACGTTGGTGGGGCGCTGATGGCGAACTACTTCGGCACGGCGCCGGCCGATCGCCTCCTCCGCTACCAGGTCGTCGCGCAGGGCCTGCTCCAGGACCGCACGAGTTTCGAGGCGCACTGGCGCGAGCTCGGCGACTACCTCCTGCCGCGGCGCCCGCGCTTCTGGAGCGGCGACCGCAACAAGGGCGACAAGCGCAACCAGTTCATCCTCGACTCGACGGGGCGGTTCGCCGTGCGCACCTTGCAGTCGGGTCTCCATGCCGGGTTGACCTCGCCGGCGCGGCCGTGGATGAAGCTCACCACCCCGGATCCCGATCTCGCGAAGTCGCCCGCGGTCAAGCAGTGGCTCAGCGTCGTCACGGCCCGCATGCTCGTCGTCTTCCAGCAGACCAATCTCTACAACTGTCTACCGATCGTCTACGGGGACATGGGCGTCTTCGGCACGGCCTGCATGGGTGTGGTCGACGACACCAAGGATCTGTTTCGCTGCTACCCGTATCCGATCGGCACCTACGCCCTGGGGCTCGATCCGCGCGGGCTGGCGTCGGCCTGTGTGCGGCGCTATCAGCTCTCGGTCCGGCAAGTCGTGCAGACCTTCGGCGTCGGCGCCGATGGCCGCACGATCGATTGGACGAAGCTGTCGACGCGCGTCAAGACGTGTTGGGAGAAGGCGCTCTATGAGGAGCCGATCGATCTGACCTGGCTCGTCCTGCCCAATCCCGACGCGAACCCGCGGCGGCTCGAGGCCAAGTTCAAGCCGTTCGCGAGTTGTCATTGGGAAGACGGCGGCGCCGAGGGGCAGTTCCTGCGCGAGTCCGGCTTCTCGGTCTTTCCGATCCTTGCCCCACGGTGGGAGATCACCGGCGAAGACACCTACGGCACCGATTGCCCCGGCATGACCGCGCTGCCCGATGTCAAGCAGCTCCAGGCGCAGCAACGCGCCAAGGCGAAGGCGATCCAGAAAATGATCGACCCGCCGGTCCAGGCGCCGACCAGTCTCCGCACGCAGAAAACCTCGCTCCTGCCCGGCGACATCACCTACGTCGACGTGCCGAGCGGGATGCAAGGGATGCGGACGGTCCATGACGTGCGGATCGACCTGAATCATTTCGTCGCCGACATCGGGCAGACCCAGGCGCGGATCCAGCGCGCGTTCTTCGAGGATCTGTTTCTGATGCTCGCGCAGTCGGACGGCGACCGCGGCAGTCAACCGATCACGGCGCGCGAAGTCGCGGAGCGGCACGAAGAGAAACTGCTCGCGCTCGGCCCCGTCCTCGAGCGCACGAACGACGAACTCCTCGAACCGCTCATCGACCGCGTCTATCAGATGATGGACGCGGCCGGGGCGATCCCGCCGGCGCCCGAGGAGCTGCAGGGCGTCACGATCAAGGCGGAATACACGTCGATCATGGCGCAGGCGCAGAAGCTCGTCGCCGTCGTCGGCCTCGACCGCTTCATGACCTCCGCGGCGGCGATGACGCAAATCTTTCCCGCGGTGCGCCACAAGATCAACATCAACCGCGTGGTCGATCTGTATAGCGAGGCGCTCGGGATCGATCCCGGTGTGGTGCGCAGCGACGAGGACGCGGACGCGCTCGCCGCGCAGGAAGCCGAGGCGGCGCAGCGCGAGCAGGAGGCCAAACAGGCGCAGCAAATGGCGGCGGCGATGAAGAGTGCCGGCACCACCCCGATGACCGGGGACACGGCGCTCAATCGCCTGGTCGGGCAGGCGACCGCGGGCGGCGGCGTCGCGCCTGAGGTCGCCGCGTGAACCGCAAGCCCACCAAACGCGCCGCCGGCGGGCCGACCGGGTCCGCGACGTCGACGATCCCGAGCGGCGGCGCGACGGGCGCGACCGGCGGCACCGGCGCGACGGGCGCCACGGGACCGGCCGGCCCGATCGGCGCCACCGGACCGACGGGGCCGGCCGGCGCGGATAGCACGGTGCCGGGGCCGACCGGCCCGACGGGGCCGACCGGCCCGGCAGGACCCGCGCCCGCCGGCACCGGCTACGTCCACGTCACCGGCGGCGTGGTCGACGTGCCGAGCGCGACGATCCCGCAGGCCGACGTCTCCGGCCTGGTCGCGGCGCTCGCGGCGAAAGAAGCGACCGCGAACAAAAACGCGGCGAGCGGCTACGCCGGGCTCGACGCCTCGAGCAAGCTGACGGGATCGCAGCAGGTCTACGGCAGCGCGGCGAACACGGCCGCGCAGGGCAACGATGCGCGGCTGAGCGATGCGCGCACGCCGACGGCGCATCACGCCTCACATGACACCGGCGGGGCGGACGCGATCGCGGCGCTGAGTGCGGCGGTGCTGACCAGCGGCACGGTGCCCGATGCGCGGTTCCCGGCGACCTTGCCGGCGGCGAGCGGGGTCAACCTGACCGCGCTGAACGCGACGAATCTCGCCAGCGGATCGGTAGCCGACGCCCGCCTCTCCGCCAACGTGGAACTGGTCAGTCGCAAGAACGCGGCGTCCGGCTATGCGGGCCTCGACGCCTCGAGCAAGCTCACCGCGAGTCAACAGGTTTACGGGAAGGCCGCCAACACGGCCGCCGAGGGCAACGATAGCCGCTTCGGCGGCGCGTGGACCGAACTGACCCCCACGACCACGGGCGCGGTCAACGATTGGGCGCCTGGGCTCATCGGCAACACCGTGGCCTACTGGAACGGCGGCGCCGACTTCACGCCGAGCGGGATCGTGGGCGGCGTCAAGGGCCAACTCTTCCTGATCAAGAACATCACGGCGGCGAAGATCATCACGATCCCGCACGCTGCAGGACCCAACGCGACGAACTGGACCCGGAACCTGGTGACGTCGGCCGCGACGCCTGTCGGGCCTGGGGGATGGGCCCTCTACCAGTATTACGACGCCGGCCCCCACTGGCGACTGGTCGGGCACGAACAAGGCGC